GCTGGTCGCCAGCCAGCAACGAATACGCTGCGATGGCTGGCTTCCTTTGCATTAACATCTAATTGCTTTTCTGCAAGCTTTTGTTGAATGCGTTGCATCAAAATCTTTTTGTCTAATTTTTCCTCTTCTGATGTATGAATCTCGTCGACAACTTTTGCGATGGTTTTTAAGGCTCCGCCTTTACCGCCTAATAGTCCTCCGAGAGCTTGTAACACTATGCTGCTCCGCCTGTCATCCAGCTAATTACCCAGATAACAATAATCGCTACAATAGCGGCCTTAATCCAGTCCTTCATTTTCCACTCTGACCACTCTTTAATATGTGACCATAGATCTTTTAGTAAGTTCATAGAACCTCCTTTGTTAAAGTCGGGATTATACTATTTTACGCCTTTAAAAGCTACTTTTTTAATCTGCGCATTGCTTGTCTGACCTTTTGGACCTGCACCTTTGTTGTTTTTTACAACAAAAGCAGGGAAAGTCATCGCTGCATCTGATCCAACTTTCATGCTTGGAAAAGGATTTTTTGCATTTACAGTAGTCATTTTTGCATTTTTAAATTTCATTAGAAACCTCTCTTTGCTGCACCGAAGCCACGTTTCGCAGCACGGATAATTTTTTTCTTATTCACTGAACCACCCTTTTTAAAAACTCCTTTACCTTTTAAAATATCTGCTTGAGTAACTTTACCATCACCTGTTAGATCTGGAAAACCACCATCTTTCATTTTAACTACTTTACCGCCTCTAGCGAAATTACCTTTACCACCTTTTTCTTTATTAACCTTATAATTACCTTTACCACCTTTACCTGGATTAATTGTTTTCTTAGGTTTTTTAGGTTTCTTTTTTATTGTAACTTCAATTGGATTTTCTTGTTCGTATTCTAATTTAGCTACTCTTGCCTGACTTTCTTCTCTATCTTTGTCAGTAGTATTTTGTAAATGTTTTTTATATTCTTCTTTGGTCATTGTAGTCATGATTAATGTATAGTTGGTTTTATAAGATTTAGCAAGTCTCTTACATTATGATGTAAAATATTATTATGTTCATCTTCCGTAAGATTATTGTGATATAACATTTTAGCAACAGCCATCATTGCACCTGCCATTAAAATTTGATCTTCTTGTGATTTAGTAGACTGATCAACGATTGTCATTAGTCCACTAAAATAATCTTCTAATATTTGTGTTGGAGTATCCATAACTAATAGTTAAGGTTATTCACTTAACTTTGCAAGTGATATTCCTTCTCTAATAGTTGCATGTTTATCTGCGTTATCTATCTTTTCTTGATTTTGAGTTGCACTAACGGCAGCTTTTTGTTCTTCGAGTGCTTGTTTCTCTCCATCTTTTTGTGCACGAAGTTCTAGTTCTTCTGCACGTAAACCTAATTCTTGTTCTTTTAGTGTAACAAGTGGATCTTTCGTCATACCTTCTAAGTATTCTTGTTCTTCTGCTACCATTTCATTAGTTAATTCTGCAATTCTTACAGCAATTTCTTTTTCATTCTGCATTTGGAACTGTTGCATTAGTTCTGGTGGTAGTTGACCACCAAATTGTGCAGCTTGTTGCTGGAATATCGGTCCATTTTTAGCTTCAATCTCTTGTCTTGCTACAAAACTTATGTGTTGAGAGATGTGAGACTGCAGTAATGCCATAATATTTGGTGTATTTTTTACCAAATACGACGAAATAAAGGCACGATGCGCATCAATATGAGCTATATGGTCTTGTTCTGGAAAAGCTTGTAGTGGTTTTTGCATTAAAACCTGTGAATTCTCCATTGCTGGGTCCATTGGCTGTGGTTGTGGAGGTGGAGGTAGTATTTGATCAATTTGTTGTACACCCATTGCTTGATACATACGTCTATATGCTTCATATTGGTTATGAATCTGTGGATTTGACTGTGCTAATTGTAATTGTGTTTGTGCCAACGTAATACGTTGCGACATAGAAAAGATTGTTGGGTCTGAAACAGGTATAATGTCTACCCTTTCATCAAAATCAGTTTGTTTAATTTGTCTATTGCCTCCAGCTACCATATACGGATATTCTGGTGGTAAGAATTCAGCCATTATTCTGCCTAAAATTCTAAATTCCTTTTTCTGTGCGTAGTGTAATCTTTTATGAATAGCACTCATGACCTTAGAACCTTGTTCTAGTAACGCCATTGTTGTACCAACGGGATTAGCTTGTGAGCCTTCTCCTATTTTTCCATCAGCTACTGCTGCAAATCTTCTACCAGCGTCAACACAAAAACCTAGTAAGGCGAATAATGTTTGATCGGGTCCTTTATAAGGAAGAGGTAGTAATCCGTTTCGTAAGTCACCACTTGGTGCATCAACATCTCTAAATTCTCCGGGTTGAATTGGACTATCATCGTCTCTAATTCGAAGACCTCTTGCTTTAAAACCTGCGGGTAAATTCGATAGTGTACCAGCGTCAATGAGTTGACGCAAAACGGACGTGGCCGTCCTACTGAGTCCGCCAAGCATATGGATAAGGCCAAAGCCATAAAAACCAAGACCCGGTAAAAATTTATAGTGAACAAAATATTCGATTTTGTTTTTATTTGGATCACCTTCTTTGTAGTTACGATAGATAGCCAAAACTTTTCCTGATCCTTCATCAATGGTAACAACATATGGAATCTTTATACCTGTAGGTTCTCCTGATTCCTCGTCTCTATCTTCGAAACCTTCTATGTCTAAATCACAATGTACTTCTAATAAAGTATAGTTATCTGTATTGTTTGGTTTTCTTTCACCTTGAATGTCATTATATTTTTCTTGAACAGAAGTTTCCTCTTCATAAGGATCTTCTAAATCAATATCTCTATAAAGACCTGCATATTGAGCTTTACGAATATCGTTCTTTGACATTTTAACAACATGTGTAACTCTCTCTGTTGTATCTAAATCGGTAGATAAATATGGAACAATTAAATCTTCTGCAGGAACAAACTTTGCTACTGGTCTTGCCAAATCAGCATCGTAATATACTTTTTTAAAACTTGAACCTGCTAGTGGTAAATAAAATAACATTTGATCCATGTCAGGATCGTAGTCTTCCATTTGATCCGTGATCATGTAATTCATATAATCTTTAACTCGTTGTGATTGTGCTTCTACTTCTGCATTAACATCACCAACGATATTACATTTTACAGGACCACCTGCTGGTAACAATTCTTTATAGGCTTGTGCTTGAAACTGCGTAACACTCTCAGCCAAGAGGGGATGTGTAACCCCACTTGCACCTTGAAAGGGTTGAGAGCGTTCATTGTATTTAAACCCTAAGAGGTCTAAACCTTTTGTGTACGAGTCGATCCAATCCGAACGTGACTCTTTATCATCTTCATATTGTTGTCTTAACTCACTTGATAGATTGTTGAGCTCGTCATCATCTATAGATTCTGCTAAGTTTGATGAAAAGTCAACAGCAATTTCTTCTTCAACGTTTCCAACGATTGCCCCACCGTCTTCTGTAGGCGTGATTTCTGCCCCAATATCCTCGACTAATGAAACATCAAGAGGTGATTCATTTTCTATTATAGCTTCACCTGCAACAATTGGTTTTTCTACTGCCATTACTTAATTACCTTACCATATCCTCTAGTAGCTGCACCGCCTGATGCAAACTTTTTAATAGCTCCACCTTTAGCTTTCATTCTCACTCCTAACTCTAATTCTATTTCTTTAAATGACATATCATCCATAATCTGTTTTGTATAATCACTTGCCATAGAAGGTTCACCTGGATATTTCTTGTTTGCTAGTTTTCTAGCCGCTCCTATTTTATTAGTATAACCTAATCCTTTAGGTGTATAAGTCTTATCACTTTCAAATTTTCCCATTATCTCCTCACGTAATTAAAGTTTTCTTTTGTTTTTTTTGCAACATAGCAGAAAATCCTTTAGGTTGCACGAATTTATAATAACTTGCTTTAGGATTCTTAAAAGACGCTTCCGTCTTTTGTTTCTTGGTCTTCTTCTTTTTAGGTTCTTTGACCGTGAATCCTTTTTTGAAACTCATTAGTAATAATCCCTCTGCGAAGGTAGTTGCTGTAACATCGGTGGATCCTCATAATCTTCTGGATGCACGGCTAATCCGACTTGACGATAACGCATTAACGCTTGTGTCATACTGTCAACCAAATCGTCATGATCACCATAAGGGAAAGCGGCGCATTCTTCAATCAATTCTTCTGCCCATTTCTCTTTTGGTGCCCATACTTGCCCTGCTTCAAATAGTGGTGAAACAGAGTTAACACGTACATGCTTATCATTTCCTTTGCTTGGTGTAAAGTTGACGACAGGAATTCCGACACGGCGCAGCTCATGCGTGAGCGGTGTACCACTCGCCTTCTGCTCGATGATAATTGTCTCTGGCTCCCAGTAATTATATTCTTCCATGGCAATACGTTTTAAATCCGGGAAGTCCCACCTCCCTTTTTTCATATCTAATAGAATTACATTGGGTGTTATGTCATTATATAAAAATACACCCCACGTTGTAATCGCTGAATAATCGGCTGTTTCTTTTTTACTGAACGCTGTGTCATAACTTTGTATGATATGGTTGATTTTAGGGAGCTCCCTCTTTTCCCAAATCTTCCACCACTCTCTTTTGATAATGGAACCTTCTTCGGAAGTAGGATTCTGTTGCCACTGTGCATTCCATTTAGACACGGACAATGATGCTTTAACCGACTCTAACTCTTCTATCTTCCAATACTGTGGCCATATTGGTTTATTCTCCAAGATGGCAGGAAACTCAATCACGTCCCACTGATCTGCTTTTACATCACCTTGGGTCTTCATCAATTGACCTGTTAAATCTTTTGTCGACCAACGTGTCATGACAATAACAATCTTACCACCTGGTTGAAGACGTTGTCTTGGTCCAGACGTGTACCACTCATAAGCTGAATCCATTGCCGTTTCACTTAATGCGTCTTGCTCGGAATGAGGATCATCAATAATTAATAAATCTGCACCCCTACCTGTGATGGCTCCACCAACACCTGCAGCGAAATACTCTCCCCCCTTATT